GTGTTTGCTAATGGTAAGAAAATGCTTATTGACATTGTGAAGGACCAAGCGGAACGTCGTTCTGCTCAGTCAGCAGCGCGACAGTGGGCAATCTTGCATGGTACAGTGGTTGTGTCAGTTAAACGCACTAAATAGGAGAAAAGAAAAATGACTAAACAAGAACTATTCCAAGCTGCTAAGACTTACTTTGAGGAAATCGAACAGGACCGTAAGGCTCTAATTAAGATGTATCCTCAACTTGAGAAGAAAAAGTATCGAATGAGTGACGAGGGCAGAAAGAATATCTCGATGGGAATTAGAGCTTATCACAGGGATAAGAAAGCAGCGGAGAAGGATAATGGCAAAAAGTCGTAATCGTAGTCGTGATATTCGTAAGCGCGCTGCTAAGAAAAGGAAGAATCGAGACTATCAGACTCTTAAGTTAGCAAAGATTGCTGCTGAATCTAAAAGACTAATGGACTTGGGAGAAGAACTGAGGAAGAATAATGGAACAAGATAATCAGACTATTGGTGAGACAAATATCCAAGAATTCATTAAGGATATTAATGAAATTGTGGATATCCCTATGGGCGGTAAGAAGAATATAATCATGGATAGCCAGATTCTTACTGCTGTAATGAATTGTCCTCGCCTAACTGATTTTAGGTTTAACCTAAACTTACAATCATTATCAGGCAAGTCTAATTCATTAGAATGTGGTTCCATAGTTCACCGATATATGGAATCATATTATGGTGCAATAATTAAGGGTATCAGTAAAGAAAAAGCGTTTGGCTTCGCAATTACTGATGCCGAACTCTATATTCAGGGATGCCCTGATTGCACGGGGTTTGAATCTACGCCGGAACTAAAGAAACCTGCTTGCGGACACCGTGCGGGTGACTTTCCGGGAGTAAAGAATACTCCAAAGGATTCTGCCGATTATAAAACAGGTTGGCAGCATGTTCTCGAAACTTGTGATGAATATCACAGATTCTATATTAGTGACCATTGGGTTCCATTAGAAGTAGAAACTGTTAAAGGTGAGGTTCTCTATGAGGACGACGAGATTAGGGTTCTCTGGAAAGCCAAATTAGACCTTATTGCTGATACTAATCAGGGAATCTTTCCAATAGACCATAAGACGATGAAGCAGCGTAGGAATACTCTCTCATTGAATAATCAATTCATGGGACAGTGTATCCTGATGAGAACTCGTAATGTTTTCATCAATAAGATTGGGTTCCAGAAAACTCTGAAACCTGTCGATAAGTTTCTTCGCCCTCCTATTTCCTATTCGGCAGCAAGGCTGCTTGAATGGCAGGGTGAAACTCTACCATTTTACGCTAAACAACTTCTCATGTATGCTGAGATAGGTCATTATCCGCCACAGTTCGGACAATGTGAAGGTAAGTATGGAAATTGTCCCTTTACTGGTGTATGTGAATCTGACCCCGGTATGCGCGAAGAAGAAATGAAATTACACTTTACTGTTGGGCCGGTATGGAATCCGGTCAATGAGAATGAGGAAGACTAATATGGGCGATGAAGCCGATTATCTTATAGAACAAGGAATGTCTGATTGGGGAGAAGGTTTGGACAGAGATGGATATTGGAGACTTTTTGGAAATACCTCAACTACTCCCCGAACAATAATCTGTAAGTATTGTAAGCAATCTGGATTTTATTGGGAGACAACACCTAATGGATGGAGATTGTTTAATAGAGAAGGTATGCACTATTGCAAGGAGAAAGTAAATGAAAAGTAAAGCAGTTAATCATCTGCACCGATATAAGAAGAAGAATCTAGGTAGAGATGGTAAGGAGTTCTTCGTATATATGTGCACAAAACCAACTTGCACACACTATATTCGTTGTGACTTAGCTGATGGCAAGTTATGCGAATGTAATAAGTGTCATGAAACTATGATAATCACCAGAGCAATTTTAACAAAATCTAGTGGCAAGCCAATGACTCTACCTCATTGTCTTGGTTGCACTAAGAGAAGGAAGGAAACCAATGAAAAGGTTGCAGCAATTACGGAATTTCTGGGCGGAATTTAAACTACGTTTTAGTTCTATGAAAGAACCGTGGTTTTATGACAAAATGAGTGATGAATGGAGGAAGGAAAATCTAAATGCCAACACTTGATTCAGTTAAACTAGAAGCCCTGTTCTCTATGTTTAAGGGAGAGCCTGGAACTCGCAAGTCTACTGCTGCTCTGTCATATCCAACACCTCAGTATTGGATTTCGACAGACCAAAAAATGGAAGCTATGGTTCTTCCTGCTAAGCGTTGGGGAATTTCATCGAAAGATATTCACTTCGATGATTTCACTGACTGGGATAAGCCTAGAGCACAACTAGAAAAGATGCAAGTTAATTGTCCCTACAAGACTATCATTGTCGATTCAATCACATCTATCGGTGATGCTATGACTCGACAAGTTCGTAGAGCTAAGTCACAGGATAATACTGGTAAGAAAATTGGTAATATTCCTGTGAGTGGCTTTGAGGAATTTAATGCGGAGTCCTCAGCATTTCAGGAAATGATTGCATTACTGAAGGACATTAACAAGTTTCATAATGTCCATGTGATTCTTATCGCTCATATTCTTGGTGCTCGCAAGGATAATGATGCAAACAAACTCACTCATCACTCGCGCATCATTGTGACTGGTGCTGAGAAAATCTCCGCTAAGATTGCAGCTTATATGACGGAAGTGTATCACTTCAATATTCAAGCACAGTTTGAAGAAAAAAAGGAGGGTCAATATGGATTAATGACGGTGCACACTGGTAATGACTATGCCCGAACAGCATTACCACTACCTCAAGAAATCTTGTTCAATAGTGAGCCGTTGTATGAGAAATTCATTGCACCGGCCATCACTAAACTAACTAATGAAAAGCCAATAGAAAGGATACCAACACCAACATTCACTTCACCAACACCACTAACATCGTTCGTAAACCCAACAAAGTAGGAGTGCAGACCAATGCCAGTTATTAGCTTTAGTGACCGTGACCTGATGCGTGGAAAGATTGTCACCCCCGGCTGGTATAGGGTGAGAATCGAGAGTATTGGTGAGGCTCCCGCGAAACAGTCTGAGAAGGGGCCATCCACTAACTATCCTGTTGAAGCAACTATTCTGTTCAATGGTGATAATGGTGACGTGGAATTTAAGGCTGTTCCGCTGGACTGGAATTTCAATAGTAAGGCTATCGGCTTTGCTGTTGGATTCCTACAGTCTTTCGGCGTAGACGTTAAGGCTGGAACTCGCTTCGACCTTAAGTCTGCCGAAGGTAGGGAAGTCGATGTTTTCGTGGAGAATGATACGTGGCAGGGACGCTTGGTTAATCGAGTAAACCACAAGTATCGGACTCCTCGCCCTGAAGTTACGGCTATTAGCTAGTTTAACTAACTACCTGTCAACTGTGCAGCTAAACCTATAACCTGCACGGTAGCTGAAGACTATAGCTATGGCCCTGTGTTACCGGCTGCAAAACAGCAAAGGGACATATCATGAGTAGCTAGAGAGTGTCTGAAATGAATGTGTGGATAAAATGGCCCACACTGACAGGTGCATTTGAGGAGAAACAATGAGTATTTTTAATCAAATGATTCGTGGTGGTAATGAAGCTTATGCAACATCAGAACCATTATCTAAATCTATGAATAGTCTAGCTAAACCTCGCACATTCAAAGAGACTATTCAGGACCAGATTGCTTTTCACAAATCCAAGGTTGAAGATTTAGAGGCTTTAGTAAGGAGTCTAACTCCTGAAGTAGAACAATTCGTAGAAGCTATACAGAGATTAGGTTAATTAACTTAGTAACTAGTGGAGAATCACAATGCCAGAAGATACCAGACCAGAAGATGTAGACACTACAGATATGGATGCTGAATCCAAGTCTGCAGAAGTTCTTGATGAAGTAGACCCAGACGAGGAAACTGACCCTGAACCAAATGATGAAGATGACGAGAAATAGAGACCCATTAGAATAACCGGAAATGTATCCTATCAGTAGCTCCTTACTGATGACTAGCCGCATGGAGGCCAAAAGGTTATTCTGATGATAGGGCACCTATTCGACGTGCTTTTAGTCAGCTAACTATTAGACGTAAAATACTGAATAGGTGCCCGCCTTTTTTAATAACTATTAATAAGTGGAGAATATTATGGGTGATTTTGCTGATGATGGCGAAGCATACTTCATTCGCCACGGTCATGAAATGTTCGAGATTCCGGTTGAGGATAAGATGGAAACTACACCTGATGAAATTCGTGTAAAAGGTAAGATTATTAAAGTCTCTGAGGGTGGATGGGGCTTTATATCTTCAATAGATATCAAGTTCACTCGCATCTTCTTTCATTGGACTTCGCTGAAACAGGATACTCTTAAATTTACGGAACTTAAGAATGGAATGAAAGTAGAATTTACTCCTATTGAAGTAGAGGGTAAAGGATTTCGAGCTATCAAGATTGGCGTCATTCCACCTTCAACTGATGAAATAGTAGTCGAATGACTTTTAAGGACCGTTATACTAGTGAATCGACATGGCATGGCAAAGTTGCCGTAATGGAAATTTACCATCTCGCTATGTCACAGAGAGAAAAGAGCTGGACTATCACTAAAACTGCCGAACATTTTGAGTGCAGCATCGGGCTTGTTAGCGAAAATCTGCGGCTTGCTTATGCGACACACACAGATGACAAGATTTTGAAATGTGAATCACGTCAATTAGCGTTAAAGAGGTTAAACGCGAGGAGATAGTATGGCTAAGTTAAATGCCGAACAACAGTTAGTAATTTCGAGATTTGCACTAAAATTTCCACTTCCTTCTAATAGTGTAACAGCATCACAGGAATGGACACATAAACTTTGTCAACAGTTAAAATTTTCTTTCCCTAATGGGGGATGGGGACATAAATCTGCGGGTCCGGGACGACCACATTCTAGTGATGTTATTGCAACGTATCCTCCCCTTGTAGGATGGGATATCATCCTTGATGCGGGAGGTACTAATCCAATTCTTACGCTTAATGCTGATTCTATGAACTTGTTTGACCAAATCTTTGAGGAAGTTGTGGCTGTCAATTTCTTAGGTGGAATTGTAGACCCACCACCTGCTATTGATATCAACGCCAAACTAGACTACATCATTCAGACGATGGAAAAGTATCACGGTGCGATGGAAAAGTATCACGGTGAAGAAATGGCTGCTATTACTGCACCACGTATTACTAGGATTGGATAATTATGTCAACAAAATGGGAACCCCAAGAAGATGAAGTATACCAAGCATGGGTCGATGCTATACTAGAAGAAGCCAGTGATGAACTAAACGAATGGGAAACTAAATTTATGGATAGTATTCAAATTAGATTAAATTTTAGAAATTCATTAACTGAGGAACAAGCAAAGAAACTTGAATCTATTTACGCGGAGAGAACGAAGTAAAATGATATACGTTCCTGGGCATGGCTCAATAGGAGCTAAACTCTTTATATTGGGTGAAGCTCCATCTTTTCAAGAGACAGCCGCAGGTATGCCATTTGTAGGAGCATCAGGAAAAGAACTAGACCGACTATTGTTTGATGCTGGTATTCATCGAAGTAACTGCTGGTTGTCGAATGTATGTAAGTATGAGGTTCCTCCTAACTCTCTAGGTAAGAAGATACCATTCGCTATTCGGGCTAGGAACGCGGGTATTAACATGGAGGAACAACTCCATGAACTGCAAGAAGAAGTTAACCAGATTAAGCCTAACTGTATACTCGCGTTCGGTTCTACTGGATTATGGGCACTATCAGGAAAGACGAAAATTGGACACTATCGCGGTTCTATCATGCACGGGATGGGAGTTAAGTTTGTTCCAACATACCATCCCGCGCATCTCTTACATCAGTTATCAGGCGGAGAGTTCAAAGGATATTGGAATCGACAGATAATGATATTCGATTTCAAAAGAGCCTTATATCAATCTAAATTTCCCGAGTTAGTCCTTCCGAGTCGAACCCTTGAAATTTGTCGAAACTCAGCACAACTAGCAGAGTTTCGCGATAGATACAAAGACAAGTCTCGTATGGCCGTGGATATTGAGGCTAATGGAACTTGTATACCTGTCTGTATGGGATTATCTCTAGCTAAACATCATGGAATGACTGTTCCTTTATGGAACTGTGATGGAATATCAAACATTCCAGACAGTGATATGGTCCAAATGTGGATTCTCCTAGCGGAGATGTTATATGAAAAAGACATTGTTGGACAAAACTTCAATTACGATAGAGATAAAATCAAACGACTCGGATTTGTTATTCGACACTTGGCATCAGATACGATGCTCAAAGCTCACGCGCTTAATCCTGAACTTCCCAAAAACCTCGCTTTCAACACTAGTTTATTTACCGAAGAACCTTTCTACAAAGACGAAGGAATGTATAAAGGTAGTATATCAGACCTACTTACAGGATGCGCGAGAGATGCCTGTGTCACACTCGAAGTAGATGAGAATATGGATGCAGACCTAGATGAAATAGGTCAACGTCCATTCTTTGAAAATTTCTTAATGAAGTTGCCTGAACTATATTGGGGTATAGAAAATCAGGGTATGAAAATAGACTCTGTTAAGCGTGATTCATTAGTTCGCAAGTATATAGAATGGGATGAGAGGATTAGATATGATTTATTCAAACTAGTAGGGACTGAAGTTAATGTAAATTCTCATACGCAAGTTGCTATCTTACTTTGGGATAATCTTGGCCTTCCCAGAAAGGTAACTACAGGTGAAGAAGATATTACTGCTTTGCTTAACAGTCCAACTGCTGTCAAAAAACCAGAACATCGAAAAATATGTGAACTTATACTTGAGGGAAGAAGGGTCAGGAAAAGTATATCTACTTACCTCATGGCCCTACCCGATTACGATGGACGTATGCGAACTACATATTTTCCATGCCTCGATACAGGTAGAACTAGCACCAGTCAACAAGACCCACCTATCAGACCAACTGTAGAAGTAATGGATGAGAATGGTAAGAAGAAAATTAAAGTTCTAGGCACCGCATTTCAGACCATGACTAAGCATGGAGATATTGGTGCTGATATCCGAGGAATGTATATTCCTGATTCAGATGAGGAAGAATTTGTACAAGCGGATTCATCACAGGCAGAAGCGCGAGTAGTTGCATTACTGTCTAATGATGAAGAAACACTGAGGATGTATGATGAACACGATATTCATGCTCTTACTGCTTCTTGGTTTTTTGGTGGTAACGAATCTGATTATTCTAAAAAAATACTTGGTTACGAGCATCCTATTAGATTCGCTGGTAAGACTCTTAGACACGCAGGGCACCTCGGCGCAGGAAAGCGTCGAGCATCTATTGAACTCAACACTCAAGCACGAAAGTATAAGATACCTATTACAATTTCGGAAGCGATTGCAGAGCGCGCACTTAAAATCTTCCACCTTAAATCTCCTCGCGTTCAGGCAGTATTCCAAGCAGAGGTCATCGAAGCCTTAAAGCGTAATAGACAATTAGTAGCTCCTTTACCATATGGTATAGATGCTCCAATGGGGGGAAAGAGAACCTTTTATGAGAGATTCGGAGAAGACCTATTTAGACAAGGATTCGCTTATATTCCTCAACGTGCTGTATCAGATAGCACTAAGGCAGCAGCTTTACGCATTCGTCAGCGTATACCAGAAATCAAGATTGTGATGGAGGCACATGACGCTTTACTATTCAGTATACCTATTTCTAAGAAAGATGAGTGGATTCCTATCATAAGAAAGGAGATGGAAAGACCAATAGATTTTTCACATTGCACATTACGGAGACATCTATTGAGGATTCCGTGTGATATTGAAGTGGGTAAGAACTATATGGACCTAAAGAAATTTAGGAATGCCACTATAGTTTCTGAACCATTCAATACATTACCACAAGTTCCTAAGTCTATTACTGAACAATTCATGGAGGCACAAAATGGCTGACAAATTTCAAATCACTATGGCGTGTTATGACAGTGCAGGAAATGTTAAAACTATAGAACAGGTAGAGGGTGAAACTCTTATTCATGTTCTATCACTTATACCAACTATGGTCTATGAGGCTATGTATAATCTAGAACGATACAAGAAGGTAGAGGAGGTTGATGCCTATGACCTCCCATTATAAAGTGCTTTATTACCACTTTAGTCCAGAGGAAATCTATGCTATATATAAGTTAATTCTCTATATAGGCTGGATTCCTCGTAATGATGACAAGGTTACGGATGCTATAAACCATATATGTAAAATAGTGGAATCAGATGGCATGGCTACAAGAGATAATCAAACAACATGAGGAACTGGAATCACCAGTTTCCTTTTGGTATTGGAGTGCTATAGCAGCTCTTTCAGCGATATTAAAAGACCAAGTATGGCTTAACAGGCAAATCTATAATCTATATCCTAATATCTATGTCATGCTCCATGCCGAAAGTGGACTTAAAAAGGGTCCGCCTATTAGTATGGCTAGACAGTTAGTGAAGCCTGTTAATAACACGCGAATTATTAGTGGTCGGTCCTCTATTCAGGGTATTCTAAAAGATTTAGGAACAGCTTTCACTCAGCCCGGAGGTAAAGTAATAAGTAAGTCTGTAGCGTTCATATGTTCCTCTGAGTTATCATCCTCAATAGTAGAGGATAGAGTAGCCACGAAGATTCTAACTGACTTATATGACCGTCAGTATAACGTAGGTGAATGGCGTAGTCTATTGAAGATGGAATCGTTCGAGTTAAAAGACCCGACCATTACTATGCTTACAGCTACTAATGAGGCTATGTCAGAAGATTTCTTTACTCGTTCAGCTATTCAAGGAGGTTACTTTGCACGAACTTTCATTGTTTATGAAAAAGAATCTAGCGTCTCTAATAGCCTCATATATCCTCTTTCTAATCCTCCTAACTACACTAATTCTGCTGATTATCTTAAGGTGGTAGCGAAACTTAATGGAGAGTTTCATGCTATAGCTCAGAATGATAGAACAGATGAGTATAGATGGAAGAAAACAAAACATGGAAGGGAAGTTTGGTTTAATGAAGTAGGAATTATATATGATGATTGGTATGAAAACTTTAAGGAATTAATAAAGAGTTCGGAGAGAGATGAGACAGGCACACTAAATAGGTTCGGTGATAGTGTTTTGAAAGTAGCTATGCTGCTATCCCTCGCACAAGAACCGACACTAATTCTAAAGAAAGAAGCCATGCTTGAAGCAATAGTTGAATCTGAGAAGTTACTTGGTAACGTCAGAAAAACTACGATGGGTAAGCATGGTATCAGTCAGTCCGCTATACTAAAGACAATGATTATCATGGAACTGCTTAACCGAGATAATCATCAAGTTACTAGAGTAGTTCTAATGAAGAAAATG